AGGAGCTAACGTAAGACAAGCTGGTATCAGAGGGCCTCAGTCTAGCTTATTCTCTGGTTCATCAAGCTTAATGGTTGATGGAATCATGGTACATGAGTTCAGACATGTGTTTAACACATCTGGTGCTACATCCGGTACATCATCAAATGCTGGTGCTGCTGGTTATAAAGGTGGAGCTAACGCAGACGTAAACTACTCAAGATGTTTATTCTGTGGTGCTCAATCATTAGCAATGGCTGATATTGGTATTCCTGAAATAGTTGAAGACACATTTGACTATGGAAACCAAAACGGTATTTCAATTGGGAAAATATTCGGACTCAAGAAGCCTAAGTACAACTCTGACCACACAGGTCAAGTTGAAGACTTTGGTGTTATTGCGTTAGATGTTGCATTCTAATTGTGGTATATTTTATGGGTGGCTAATTGAAGCCACCCATATTTAAAGGAGTAAAATTATGTGGATAGTTTCAAATGACGATATAACAGTAGCCTCTACTTGGGGAGCTACTATACATTTAAAAGCTGGAGAGCCAAGACAAGTCGGTAAAGATTTAGGTTTATTATGTTTACAAGAGGGTTGCACAGAAGTGCAAGAGTCAGATGTACCAGCAATGGAGCCTGCTCCAGTGGAGGAGGTTGTGATAGAAGATATGCCGGGGGTTGAAGTTGTAGAATCGACTACTTCACCAGATTTAAAAAGCATGACAAAAGTAGAATTAGAACAATATGGGCGTACTATAGGTATAGAACTTGATAGAAGAAAGAAAAAAGAAACTTTAATTCAAGAACTAGAAGCTGCGCAATAAGATAGGATGAGCTGTGGCAGGGACACTTACAGGCGCTAATATAATTACAAGAGTACAAGATACTTTACAAGATACTACTAGTGTTAGGTGGTCCGAAGCAGAGCTTCTTAGGTATATAAACGATGCTCAAAGAGAGATTGTAAATTTTAGGCCTGAAGCATCTGCAGATCACGCTAACGTTCAATTAGTCGCTGGGACAGAACAAACTATACCAGACGTCGGTTTGCGGTTAATAAAAGTAGTTCGTAATATGTCAGCAACTGGTTCAAGTGCAACTGGCAAAAGAACAATTAGATTAGTAAGTTCTGATATTTTAAATGCGCAAGATCCAGACTGGCATGATCCTAGTGCAACCGGGTCTTCTGCTCATGGTACTGTTGTTAAAAATTACATTTTTGATGAAGATGATCCAAGAAAATATTACGTGTACCCAGGTATATCTGGAAATGCGTACGTAGAAATTGTTTTTTCTAGAACTCCTACAGATTTAAGTGGCACTTCTTCTACAATTTACATTGATGACATCTATGGTAACGCTATTGTAGATTACGTTTTGTTTAGGGCTTATTTAAAAGATGCAGAATATGCAGCTAATTCGCAGAGAGCAGGTACTCATTATCAGCTTTTTGCAGCTAGTTTGGGACAAGGAGCACAAGCTCAAACTTTATTAGATCCTAACATAGACCCTGTAGCGAATATGCCAGGTGCAGTTATGGGAGGTAATTAAATATGGCTTCTTACACGTCTCTTGTTAAAGAAATACTACCTTACGTACCTATGTGCCCTGACGCTTTGGTGGAACAACACCTAAGAGCGGCTACTATAGAATTTTGTGAAAGGTCAAAAGCTTATATCTTAGATATGGACCCTTTTAACACCATATCAGGTGTTTATGAATATGATTTTGACATACCAGTAGCCACTGAAGTGCACCAAGTTTTATATATGACGCATGATGGCAACGATATGGATCCAATAAGTCCACGTAGCTTAGAGTTAAACTATCCAGATTGGAGAGATAGAACAGGACAACCTCACGTATATTTACAAAAAACGCCTACTACTTTTTGGATAGTGCCTGTGCCAAGTGGAGCAAAAGAAATTATAGCTAGTGTAGCTTTAAAACCTACTAGAACTAGTAACAATATAGATACTACTGTGTCTAATCAGTATAGAGATGCAATCATATATGGCACTCTTTATAGATTATTACGTATGCCAAACAGAGAATGGACAGACATTGGTGCGTCACAAGAGTATTCGTTTCAATTTAATATTGAGACTAAACAAGCAGAATTAAGGGCCCGAGGCGGAGACCTTGGGGTAAAAAGAACTGTTAAGTACAAGGGAGTAGGAATGCCAAGGAGACGGTATGGAAGGTACGGAAAGGAAATCGACTATTGAGGAACCTGTTTATACTGACATAAGAAAATGTTGGAACGTTATAAAAACAGGCATACTTGATATTTTAAAAGAGAATCCACACCTTACCTACATTCCTGAAGATGTTTACAGTGAGTGTGTAAACGAAAGAGCGTTTCTTTACACTTCTCCTGTAGGTTTTTTGATATTGACTACAGAAGTAGATCAATTTACAAAAGACAAGACATTGTTGTTATGGATAGCGTATACTTATAATAAAGGTGGGCATAACTGGTTATCCCACGAAGGATGGTTTAATAACCTAGCTAAAGAAGCAGGTTGTAAGTATCTCGAAGCGAGATCACGAGTACCAGAAATGGAATCGTACACCAAAACAATAGGCTGGGAGTTAGACACACGAATATATAGGAAAAAAGTTAAATGAGTAGCAAACCACCAAAGTCAGATTTTGAAGCCACTGAAGCTGAAAAAATACAGGCTAAAGTAGCAAAAGCTGAAAAAGATTATTTTAATCAGACATACTCTCCTTTGTTGCGTGAAATGCGTGATATTTCTATGAAAGAAAATTATGGAGAATATGCTGCCGGTAAGGCGCAAGCTGATACTATGCAAGCGTTAACTTCTAAACCATCTCTTGCTGCTGCCAGATCCGTTGATGCACAAGCTGATTTGCTTTCTGCTGCAGTAGGCCAACAAACACAAGCTAGAAGCCAAGGGTTAGCAGCACAAAGAAATAGACAAGTTGGTGTTTTAGCTACTGCAAGAGGTCAACAAGCAGACGCTACAACCGGTTTAGCTAATGTTGCTCGAATAGAAGCAAGTGAAAATTTACAACAAGCAAAAAGAAGACAGATGATGCGAGAGGCCCGACAAGGCGCAGGGTTTCAATTAGCTGGTACTTTCCTTACACAGGGGATGGCTAACAAAAAAAGAGAAGGGTCAGAGGGATTTTTTGATAGTGGTTTAAAATCAGGAGAAGGTTTTCAACGTCTTGGTAATTATTTAAGTACGGGAGGATTTACAGGAACATAATGGCTACTATAGATTCTTTAATGGATGTTAAAGATCCACAAAGCGTATACGCAGGTATGGCTAGAGACGATTATGATAATTACATAAGAGACTTTAGGGGTTTTGAAGAAGCTTTGTTAAAAGCTAGAGATGATACATCTCTTATAGATCAAGCTAGGGAAGACTCCGCAAGACAAGCAGAAATAGCTAGAGGGGTACAAGCTCGTAACTTAGAGAGATATGGAGGAGCTGGGTTATCTAATGCTCAACGACAAGAGCAACAAAGAGCTATGCAAAGAGGCGGCAGTTTAGCTAGTGTAGGGTCTATTAACACTGCAAGGTTAGCGCAAAGAGAAATCAATCAATCTACTTTGGCTGATTTAATAAATATTGGACAAGGTTTAAATAGAAATGCTTTATCCCAAATGAATACAGCTGCTGGGCTACAAAGCCAAAGACAACAAGCTTACAAAAACGCAAAGGCGCAACATAGCGCACAAATGATAGGTATGGGAGGCCAATTAGGCTCTGCTTTATTAGCAGCCTTTATGATTTAATATGGCAAATCCATTTGAAAGTTTTCAAGCAGGTGGCAAAGTGGTCGGCGGTATGGAACAAGCCCAAACAACTGCGCTTGTTAATCAACAAGCTAGAGAAAATTTAGAAACAAATAAAGAACTACAGAAGTGGAATTCAGATTTAGAAGTTCTTATAAAAGAAGGGATTATTAAAGAAGAAAAAGATGGAACTATTCTTTTAACTGTAGATGCTGTAGATAAAATGAAAGGACTTACTGAAGGAAATCGAACAGCTGTTTCTAATTCCTTGTTGATGAATGAAATGATGGGTCAATATCATGGAGAACAAGACGGTAAACTTATTAAAAAGAAAAACAGACAAGTGTTTGCCCCGACGCCAGCAAAAAGCGGAGCAGTGCCTAGGTCTGTTATGGAAGGTGCTGCTGCAGGTAATGCTAGTGATATTGAATTAAAAAAACAATATGAAGCAGGTACCTTACAAGGTTATGTAACTCCTGCAATTAATCAAGAAGGCAGATTTAGTTTACTTAACTTTTTTGGAACAGATAAAGCAGACGATACTCCTGTAGTTTATACAAGAAGCGAAGTAGAAGCTGGGCTACAAGCAAGAGTAGACAAGTTTAATTTAGATGCGGCTAGGCTCATGCCAAATAGACAAAGAGGAATTAGAAGAGTACAAACAACAAGTGGATTAGGTATAAGTAATATAGGTGGCGCCGGTGATATGGACTATGGTGAAATTGTTACAGGTGTGTTTGATGAAAATTTAAATAGAGGCACCACACACTCTTTGTTAAAAAATTTAGAAAATATATATAATGCTAACCCTAAATTTGCAGCTGAAGAAGTAGCGGCTTCTACGCAAGACCCAACAATAGAACCAGGTAGTGAACAAGATGTTATGGTAAGCGTGCAAGGCGCACCTAAAACTTTTGAGCAAGCTTATCCTTCTCTTGTAGGGTTAGACGGTGAAACTTTAGCAAATGAAATAGATAGATTAGTTAAAGCGGGAGAGTTTGATCAAATAAGTCAGGCACAACAAGATCAAATATTTAAAGATTTACAAGAAGAAGGAATTGGTTCTACTCCAGATTTATTAAAGAAACGTCAAGACGAAGGCAAATCTCCTGCTGAACAGTATAAAGAACTTTTACTTATAAATACTGTTGCAGCTAGACCAGATGCTAGTGGTAAGTTAGTTTTAGCGAATGGCCAAACTCCAAAAGAAGCCACTGATGGTGTTTTCAACGACTTCTATAGTGGTGTAGCAGGTGGAGGAGCAGCAGCTGTTAAAGAGTTAGCTACTGCGCAGAACCAAAGAAGTGCAGAATTACGTGCAAGACAAACAGCAGACACTGCAGAACAAACCGGAAAAACTGATTTCTATAAAGCACAGACTACTAGGCTTAAAGAAGAAAAAGCAAGTGCTTTAGACTGGAGAAAACAACTCTTTGTAGAAAAAAAATACTACGACGGTTTAGCTTCAGAATATGAAGCAGGCATTAGAAGTGGTTTTGATGCAATAACTAATAAGTTTACAGAAAATACAAAAAAACTAAAAGCTGGTAATTATGATGAAGAAGGCGGTCTTAGTTTTGTAGACCAAACAAGAAATCTAAGAGAAATAATTCGTCAAGGGGGTCAAGCAACTTCCGGAAGTATTTTCAGAAGAAAAGAGGTAGACCTTACTGATGAACAAACCCAATTCCGTATTTTCGCTAACAACTTAAATAGTATAAGTTTAGATTACTATAATGCTGCGACAAACCCTGTTACAGGAAATGAGTTAGGTAAAGAACTTGCAGTTGGCGCTGAAGCAGCATTTTTATCTATCGCAGGAGATGATGAAAAGGCAAGAGCTAATTTACAAAAAATGTGGAACAAAGACGGTCATAATATATACACCTACAATTATGCAAAACCAGGGCGTTATCTCGAACACAAACAAATGCAAGAAGAAGTTATTTTGCAAAAAGTATTTGCGTCTCTTGAAAATGATGAGTCGATTTGGAATGCTCTTTTTGGAGGAGTTTTAGGAAGAGTTGCTAAATTGGGTGCAGGACAAACAGTATCTGAGTTTTGGTCGGATGTTTTTGCTGATGATTTAAGCAGTACTGCTTTATTAAGACCCCTTAAAGATAATGTAGCAATAGTATATGAAGAGGGTGTACCTGTAAAAATAGCAGCAATAGAAATAGGGAAGGATGGAACTCCCACAGAATTAGAAGAGTCAATAGATTTAGACAAATACATATCTGGTGGCTCAATAGGTGGAGATGAATTAAACTGGTTAATTCAAAACTTAAGATCAATAGGAGAAACAGAAACCCCCGCTTCTCGTACTGAAGAAGAGAAAAGTAAAATTAAAAGTGATAAAGATACCGCACTAGAGTCTATAGGAGTTGGTTAGTGTGTCAGATCCTATACTAGATTTTGTAAAATCTCAAAACGAAACAGACGAAACAACTAAAACTGATTACGATCCTATTCCTTCCTTTCAAAAACAACTTGATCAAGTTAGTGGTGGCGCTGTCGACACAAGTTTTGACCCAGAACTTCTATCTCAAATAGAAGCCCAAGGGGTTAGTGGTAAAATAGCAAAAGGTTTTGACAAAGGCGGCAAACAATTTTTAGCTGATGTGCGTTACACAAGAGGGGCTTTTAATGCTCTTATAGGTAATGAAGAACGAGCTAGAAAGTTTGCTATGAGAGCTGTAACTAAACAAAACGAAGCTTCAAATGTTGTTGGCGCTCTAGACATGGCTAAAGAGTGGGAAAAATTTATAGATGAGCCCACTTTCGAACAATTTTTTACAAAAGCAGCCCCTGCAACAATAGGTGAAGTAGGTTTATCTGCTATAACGACAATAACAGGAGCTTTACTAGGAACAGCAGCAGCTATTTATACTGCACCAGCAACTGTTCCAATTGGCCTTTCGAGTCTTATGATCGGAGGGACTGCAACGGCTGCGGGTAAAAAAAGTTTAAATAAAATTACAAAACAATTAGCTTTTAAAAATTTTTCAAAAACCACAATTGCTAATGCTGTAAGTAAAGCAGCTGCTCAAAAAAGTTTAACAAAAGCTGAGAAAGAAGTTATGGAAGCTGTTTACAAACAGTACCAAAAAAATGTTTTAGCTAAAAGAACTATGGTAGGACAATTTGCTGGCATAACTGGAGCCGAAGCCCCTAGAGGGATTGGTACTGCTTTTGCAAATTATGCGGACCAAGATAAGTATGATCCAATTAGTGCTGCTTTATCTGTTGGGCAAGGTACAGCTAGCGCAGTTATTGGCGGAGCAACCGAAACGGTTGTACTAAGAACCTTGTTAAATAATTTTGCTAAAACTACTGCACGTAAATCTGTTTTAACTCCAGCCGGTAAAAATATGCCTAGGCCAAGTGTTTTACCTGGTATGGCAAAAGCGTTAGGGATTAGTGCAGTTGGAGAGCCAATAACAGAGCTGCTACAGACAGAATTAGAAGTACAACAAAAAATGGGTAGGTTAGACCCCCGTTTAGATGGACAGTTAGATGAAAAATACACTCAACAACAAGCCAATCTTGATAGAAGTGTAGCTGCTTTAGCTGGCTTAACTGCTGGTGTAACCTTTGGTATTGGGGGTGCTTCTATACAAGGTGCAACCTCTAAGGCTCAAAATCTTTTAGACGATTACCAAGGCAGAGACGCTTTGATTAATATGGTGCGACAGAAGTATGGGCCAGAAGGCGCCGGAGTTCAAATAGAACCTAAAGAATGGATTAAAAGTCAATTCGATTCTTTAAAAGATCCGGACGGTGGTAAAAACGCTGTTTGGGTAGATATTAATAGCGCAGACGAGTATCAAAAGTTTTTAGCTGAAAGAGTACAAGAATTTAAACAAAGAATCCCAGGGCTTACTGAAGGCGAAAGCAGACTGAAAATGATACAAGAAGGAAAAGTAGACCCACGTCTTTTATTTAAATATGAAATGGGAGACCCAGAGAGTCAACTTGGCGGTACTTTGTTTTCTACTGACCCAGCTGTAGTAGAAAGATTCCAAAGAATCATGGAAAACAATATGCCTAGCACAAAACTTTTAGAAAATACTTTAGCTGAAATATTAGGATACCCAAGAGGTAGACGAAACACAGATGAATGGGTAGTGCAAGTTAGAAACAAAGAAACAGGTGCGCTTGTGCATTACCATCAAACAGGAGACCCAAAAGAAGATGGTGGCGTACATCTTGAAAATGCTAAAAAACTGTTTAATAACTCAGATAAATACAGTTATGAAATTGTAGAAGCACAAGAACATTTAGATGAAAGACAAAGTCTGGTAGATACTCCTGCAGTTGATTTAGATGACGTAGGGACTATAAGACAAATGAGTTTGTTATCAGAAGAACAAGCGGCAGAAATTATGGGCACTGGTAATGTAATAGACCCAGAAGGTGCAACAGGTCTTAGGGATGATACTGGAAGATTCGCACAAGCTTCTGAAGTAGTGGAAGAGGGTGTACGTGTACCACCTGTTAAAAAAGAAAATGAACTTTCCATCTTAAATAGAAATGGCAAACCTTGGACTAAACCCGACCCAAAGTTTGCAGAAGATCAAATACCTTCTTCTGAATTAATTAAAAATGCTAGATTAGCTACCCATCCAGATTTTAGACAAGAGTTTGATAGAAATATAGAAGAAGAAAATTATTCTAGGCTTTTATTAACAGAGTTTATAAAACGAGTAGATAGGTTTGGAGAAATAGATACAGACAATAATACTGAACTTGTATATAAAATAGACCCTGAAGGTGAAGGTTACGTAATAAATAAATATGAACAACCATTAAAAAAATTACAATCTTATGAACAAGCTAAACCTGAATTTGATAGGATTGTAAGAAGAGCTAAACAAACTGGTAGAAAAAAGAAAAGAGTAGTAGACCCTAACACTGGAGAAGTACGAGAAGGTTTTGCAGATAGTCTTTTTACTGTAGCTACTAGAGACCCAGATGGTGGGTTTGGCACTGCGCAAGCTATTGATATGCCTAAGCTTGTTAGAGAGTATAGAAGAGTGTTAATTAGAATGGGCGCTCTTCCTAATGATCAATATTATCAATCTTTGGCTGATAGTTTTACTAGTGTTTTTGGTACTTTTGAAGAAGACCCCGATTATGAACTTAGATTTAAAGGCGAAAAAATTACAGATGAGTCTTTACGAGATCCTGATTTTGTAGTCGTTACAGAACAACAAGGGGAAGTCCAACTGGGTTTAGGAGATTTAGTAGCAAGAGGTGCTGAAGAATCTTTAGGTATAAGCGAACAACTTACACCTGGAGAAATAAAAAGTTTAGAAAATCAAATAGAAGAAAAGACTAAAGAGATAGAAGCTTTAGAAAAACAATTAAAAGATTTTGCAACTTTAAGAGACCAACAACAAGGTCAATTTGTAGGTAATCAATACGACGAGTTTATAGATGTAATTAATAAACTTTACGGCCCTAAAAAAGATGGCAGAAGAAACACTGCTGCTAATTTATATATACAACGTAATGATTTAGAGTTTGCTTTGCGACAGGCAGAAGTAGCGGGT